GCGGAATTCGGGCGTTGATTACATTATTCTTAACTATGAGCAAATTGTTAACGACTGGGACAAAGTACGACAGCTCCCACGTGGCTTCGTTGTCCTTGACGAAGCAACCGCAATCAAATCATTTAAATCAAAGCGCTCCAAAGCAGTAAAGAAACTAGTCAACTCTCCATTTAGGTTTGCTCTTACTGGTACCCCTATTGAGAACGGTAAGCCAGAAGAGCTTTATTCAATTATGCAGTTTGTAGATGCAAACGTGCTTGGTCGTTTTGATATCTTTGACACCGCTTTTATTGTTCGCAATAGTTGGGGTGGGGTTCAGCACTACAGAAACTTATCCTCTTTACACACGAAGATGAAGGAAGCCTCTGTTCGCAAAGCTCAGAAGGACCCAGATGTAGCACCGTATTTGCCAGACTCTATTCACAAAGAGCCAGTAAAGCTCACACTTGATAGAAAAAGCTCAAAGCTATACACCAAGATTACTGAGGACTTACTATTTGATTTAGATGAGGCTGTGGCTTTGTTTGGCTCCTCGTTTAACGTATTAGCTCATTACGGCTACGCCTCTCAGCGCGGTGGGCCAGAAGACGAAATCCGTGGAAAGATTATGTCTAAGATTGGGTGTTTAAAGATGCTTTGCTCTCACCCTGACTTGCTACGGACTAGCGCCGAGAAGTTTAAGATGATGGGTGGAGAAGGCTCATCCTACGCAGCTGGCTTAGTTGACTCAGGGGCCCTTGATGGTGTTACCAGCTCCCCTAAGCTTGACTATCTTGTTCAGTATGTCAAAGAGTTCTTGGAGCAAGACGAGGCCAACAAAGTTGTTATCTTTGCTACTTACGTTGATATGCTTGACAAGATTGCAGAGGCGCTTGGGCCAGACCAATGCCGTCTATACTCTGGAAAGCTTGATGCTAAAACTAAAGAAGATAACAAGGTTGCGTTTAACACCTTACCTGAGGTCCGTGTTTTGATTAGCTCCGATGCTGGGGGCTACGGCGTGGACCTACCTGCAGCTAACCTGTTAATTAACTACGACCTGCCTTGGTCTTCTGGCGGTGCGGTTCAAAGGAACGGCCGTATTAAAAGGGCCTCGTCTACTTGGCCGTCAATAGTCATCCAGGACCTGCTGGTTGCTGGGTCTATTGAAGAGCGCCAGCATGAGGCTTTACAGCAGAAGACAGCCCTAGCCAACGCCATTATTGACGGAGAGGGCATAGATGAGGATGGCGGAATTGCTATGACTACGGGCAGTTTAAAGCAGTTCTTAGAGGCTACTATCGTATAATTATAGGATGCCTAACGCACCTAAGACTCCTACGCGTACTATCCGCGTACCTGACGACCTTTGGCTTGCTGTACAGCGTAAGGCTAAGCAACAGAAGGTTACAGTCACTAGCGTGATTATTAAAGCTCTAGAAGAGTATCTAAAAGCAGAATGAGCAAGCACAGGGATAAGGTTGCGGCCGCTCTAAAGTGGCGCCAAGAAACCATGCCTAAAGGTTCTGGCTTCAAGAAGCCTGGGAGCATGAACCCAAAAAAGACGGGTTACCGTAGTTACAAAGCATCTGAGGCTCGCAAGATAAGTTGACAGGTCCCTGCCCAACGATTACTGTTGGGTGCAAATACAAAGGGGATACTGTGGAAGACAAAGAACTTAAAAATAATATTCGTCAATACCTCATGCTTAAAGATGAGCTTGATGTACTTACAAAACGTCAAAACGAAATTAAACAACGACTTATTGAAGTTGTAGATGCTTCTGAAGCAGACGACAGAGGGCACCGTGTACTAACTGTTGAAGACGACACTATTGGTGACATAACACTTACTCGTCAACGCCGTGTTTCTAAATCACTTAATATGGAAGTTGCAGAAGACATACTTACTAAAAAAGGTATTAGAGATACTTGTATTAAGATGGTTCCTACTATTGATGAGGGCGCTATCATGGCGGCTTTCTATGAGAACTACTTAACAGAAGAAGATATTGATGCGATGTTCCCATCTAAAATCAGTTATGCGTTTTTATTGGATAAGTAATGTCAGACGAGATTGATAAGCTGTTTGAAGACCTTGACACTTACTACCCAGGTAGTAAGCGAAAGCGCAAAGAAAAAGTTGTTAAGCCTCCAGAGATAACACCTGACGCTGCGTGGGATGCCAAACCTACTAAGAAGACACTGCCTAACGGAAAAGAGTTAGAGTTGTTTTCTATTGGTGGGCTAGCAGGTGCTTTAGGCAGACCAGTTATAACTATCCGAACCTGGATAAAGGAGGGCTACCTACCAGCCTCCCCCTATAGACTTCCCGCTAAGAAGAACAAAAACGGGGAAGACCATCAAGGCCATAGACTTTACTCTAGGGCCATGGTGGAGAAGACGGTTTCGTTGTTTGATTCGGCTGGACTTCTTTACACAAAGCGTGTAGAATGGTCTATACACCGACAGCTCAGCAATGAGATTGCCGAGGCTTGGAATCAAATCCGAGCAGACGAAACTAAAATAAACTAAACTAAAATAAAAGGATGATAAGCATATGGCAGTAGACAGAACAGCCGAATACGTTGTTGAAAACGACGAATTCGCAAACACAGCAATTACAGAACGCCCAGCCCAGAGCACAAGCAACAACATTTTATCTGGTTGGGACGCAGCAGATAAAGCATCTGCACCAGCAGGCGGATATCCAGTTGAGTTTAAGTTCAACGATGGAGAGTTCCAAGTAATCAAGTTCCTTGACCAAGATGGCCCGTTCGCTATCTACAAGCAACACTTCCTATCACAAATTACATCAGGTAAGCGTTCATTCGTTTCTCTTGGTGCTAATGACCCATTGTGCGTAAAGCTTGGAAGCAAGCCTGAAGACAAGAAAGCATTTACAATCGCTAACCTAAGTGCGCCTGGCGGCCCACAGCGTCAAATGCTCATTGCAAGTCCACGTCTATACAAGTCCCTGCATGCTGCACACTTCTCACCAGCAGGTCCTCTAACAAAGAACTACTGGGCGATTAGTCGTACAGGCAAGATGCAATCAACTGTGTACCACATTAACCCTGTTAAGCCACGTGACCTCGCTGAGGACTGGGGCATTACAGATGAAGAGGCAATTGAAAAAGCAATTGCTGAGATGGTGCCGTTTGACCGCTCCATTATCAAGGAGCCAACTTGGGAAGAACTAGAAGCAGTCGCTGCTTCACTTCTCTAAAAACTAGGTCGCTGAAGGGCTAGGGTCTAAATCCCCCTGGCTCTAGCCTTTCGGCTCTACAAGGGACATAACTTGAATATTATTACAACAAAAGCACAATTAGATGAGATGGTTGCGTACTATCTTAAGCAAGACGCGTTTGCATTTGACGTGGAAACGGTTGGAGATAACCGTGGTACACCTGCTGTAAACGAAGTTCTATGGATTAGCTTTGCTACGCATGGTCGTGGCGATGTCATTCCTATGGGCCACCCTCACGGAGAGTTTGTATCTGAATCCTTCCCACTAACTGGGCAAGGAGAGAAGCGCGTTGCTGCTGGATTACCAGCACGAGAGTTGGATTACTCACGCGACAAGAAGAAAGCAATTAAAGTATTTGATGAGGCACCTGTGCAGTTATTCCCAGCAGAGGTGTTTAAAGCTTTAAAGCCTCTATTGTTTAACGATAGTAAATTAACTATAGGCCACAACTTAGTCTTTGACCTTAGCTCAGTAGCTAAGTATTACGGTGGTGAGGTTCCTATTGGACCTTACTTTGACACCTTGATGGCATCTTTTCTGTACGACAACAAGAACAAGGGCAGACTTGGCCTTGACGACTGTCTGCAACGCGAGCTTGGTTACAGCATGGAAAAGGGCATAGGTCATCAGGTAGAGCTTTATTCTTTTAGCGATGTGGCTAAGTATTCGTACTTAGATGCTAAGTACACGTTCTTGCTATGGAAGACCCTTGTACCAAAGCTGACAGCCGCTGATGTAGACACAGTCATGCAGTTGGAGATGGACGTGCTTCGTGTTCTTTGCGATATGAAGTTAACTGGTGCTCCGATTGACACCGCAGAACTACAAGTTCTGTACGACAAGTTGATTATAGAGATTGAAGAAGTTAAGTCTAATATCTACCGTATTGCGGGTCAGCCTTTTAATATTAACTCTAATAATGAGAAGCAGTACATTCTTTACGGTCCTCGGTCTGAGGGTTGCCGAGGGTTACGCCCACAGCTTTTAACTGGTAAGGGTTCTCAAAAAGAAGAGAGCGCCCTTGATTATAAAGACTATTCAGTATCGGCAGAGGCTCTTGAGCCTTACCGTGAGAAGGACGAGCTAGTCAACGCGCTTCTTGGGTACGCTGATTTAAATAAGTTACTCAGCACCTACGTAATCCCCTACTTAGGCGGGGAGATTACTAAGACTGTTGGTGGTAAATCAAAGACCGAGATGCGAGACTCAATGCTAGTCAATGGCCGTATCTATGGTGACTTTGTTCAATGGGGCGCGGAGACTGGTCGGTTCTCTAGCCGTAACCCGAATCTTCAAAACGTACCAGCACCACATACAGCGCATGGTAAGTCTATCCGTAACTTGTTCTCTGCTCCAGATGGGTACAAGCTTGTAGTCGCTGACTATAGTCAGATTGAACCACGTGTTATCGCTGCAATGTCAGAGGACCCAATTATGATGAAGAACTACCTAGACGGCGGTGATATCTACACAACAGTAGGCGAAACCATGGGTGTAGACCGTAAAGCTGGTAAGGTACTTGTTCTTGCTATGGCTTACGGTGTAGGGCCTGACAAGATTGCCCGTTCTATTGGGTGCTCTGTAACTGAGGCAAAGCACTTGCTTACAGACTTCTCAGAGAAGTTTTCATCTGTAGCAAAGTACCGCGCTAAGGTAATTGGCCTTTCCAGAAATAAAGGATTTGTCACTACTATCATGAAGCGCAGACGCTACTTACCTGATATTAACTCTAAGCAAATAGGCTTTAGGGCTAGTGCTGAGCGCCAAGCGTTCAACACACGTATTCAGGGTACTGCTGCAGACATTATTAAACTTGCTATGATTCGTGCTCACAAGATGATTCCTGGTGAGGCTAAGTTAATACTTACAGTGCACGATGAAATTGTAACTTTAACTCCAGACGCACTTGTAGATGACACTGTAAATGCCATCCGTGAGGCTATGGAAGGCATCAAACTGCTACCAATACCTTTGGTGGCTGACATAACCGTAGTTAACAAGTGGGGAGAAGCAAAATGACATCAGAGTTCTATGAAGAGCCAGAGTTTTATGGAGCAGGGTTTGACCCCGATAAAGACTCTGCGCGTTTAAACTCTCAACAGGCAAGAATCTACAACATCATGGTTGACCAAAACTGGCATACTCTTAGGGAGTTGTCAGCGGCTACATCTACCCCAGAGGCCTCTGTGTCTGCGCACATTAGAGCTTTTCGCAGAAAAACACATGGAAGCCACATCGTAGACAGGCGCCGTGTAGATAATTATTATGAGTATCGTTTAAATCTACAAGCAAAGGAGAACGCTGATGGGGTGGTTTAGACGACATAAGCCAAAGTATCAGGTTGTATCCACCGAAGTTCCTATGTCTACAATTCTTCGCTGGTACCTGTATGACACTGGTTTAGACGACGCTAATAAATTAGCTGAGTTTGTAGGTTTAAATAAGGTAAGCGAAGAAGGTGACGCTAAAGAACAAGAAGATAGCGACATTAGAGTAAGCCGTATTATGGAGCTAATGCCTTACATAGACGCTTTATCTGACATCAGCGCTGACACTATGGCTGCTCTTCATGAATCAACTGGAAAAGGCGAAAAGCTTAGTGAAGAAGAGACAGAAGCTACTAAGATTATTTATAAAGCTGTAAGTATGTCTTCATTGATAGGCGCGTTATCTATTGGTATTAGCATTGGTATATTAGACTCAGGGGCGTTAAGCTCAGGAAGAATAGAAATGGATATGGATTATGAGTAATGCCGATTGGTTTGCTAGAAAGTTAGGCGCGCCTCAACCACAGCAACAGGCAGGGCCTCAACCTACTTATGTGCCACAGGTGCAGAACCCAATGCCAAACGTTGGGCAACCTTCATACCCATCTGCTACCCCAGCCGTGCCTAGAGGTGACCGTTGCCCTGGGTGCGGTAGTGGCAACTATGGTGGTGCAACTCCTGAAGCACGTAAGCGTTGTTACGATTGCGGATACCCAATCACCCAAAGCGGGTCAGGTATGGGTAAAGGAATTACAAGTGGGGCGCAGGCTGGTGGCCCAACTCAAGCAGCAACTCAAGTTCCAACAGGCGGATGGAACCCAACTACAATCATTGGACATATTTAATGGGAATCTCAGGCGAACTAGCAAAAGTATTTAGTGCAATTAACAAGAAGATGGGCGCAGACACTATTGTTTTAGGCTCAGATATTAGAGACGATGTTATGGGGTACGTAACTACTGGCTCTATCTCATTAGACGTAGCACTCGGTGGTGGGTGGCCTATCAATCAATGGCATGAGGTTATTGGTGAAGAGAGCCAAGGTAAGACTGCTATTGCTTTAAAGACCATTGCTGCTAACCAGAAGTTAGACCCAGAGTTTACAACTGTATGGGTTGCTGCTGAGCAGTGGGTGCCAAAGTATGCAGAGATGTGTGGCGTTGATACTTCACGTGTATATGTGATTTCTACTAACTTAATGGAGGAAGCGTATGAAGCGGTTATTAAGATTACTGAAAGTAAATCTGTGGATTGTATTGTTGTTGATAGCCTTCCTGCCCTCGTTCCTGGCGCAGAAGATGAAAAAGAAATGGATGAACACACCGTCGGACGAGGGGCACTCCTCACCAACAAGTTCTTCAGAAAAGTAGGTCTTGCCTCTAAACGTAGCCTTACAGAGTTTGAGCGCCCTTTCATTGGAATTATGATTAACCAGTGGCGCGACAAGGTTGGGGTTATGTATGGTGACCCACGCACTACCCCAGGAGGTAAGGGCAAGAACTACAGTTACTTTACCCGTGTAGACGTGCGTAGAGACGATTGGATTGAGGCAGGCACAGGAGAAGAGAAACGCCGTGTTGGTCAATCTATTAAGGCGCGAATCCTTAAGAACAAGTCAGCCCCTCCTTCTCGTGTAGCTTCTTTTGACTTTTACTTTGCTGAGGGCGGAGAGGTACCTGCTGGAGAGCTTGACTTTGGTAAAGAACTAATTGCTATTGGAAAGCTAAATAAAGTCATTACCCGTGCTGGTGCCTACTATCGGTACGGCGAACGGCAATGGCAGGGCGCAGATGCTATGCTTGCCTCCATTCGGGAAGAGATTGATTTGAAAGAGGCCCTTGAACGGGACGTTCTTGACTCCATTAAAGCGGGGTCTAAGTTCGCTTATGAAGAGTAAGGGCCAGCGAGAATCTAAGAAGCACGAGGACCGACTTGCAAAGAAAGTTGGCGGACAGCGTAGCGCTGGAAGCGGGGCTTTCTGGAGTCGGAAAGGCGATGTTCGTTCACAAGATATGCTCATAGAGCATAAGTGGACTGGCAAAGCTTCCTTTACCGTCAAAGCGACGGTTCTGGAAAAGATTGTTGAAGAAGCAATTCTTGATAGTCGGATGCCTGTCCTCGGCTTCAGTTTAAATAACGAGAACTACGTTATGTTAACCGAAGATGATTTTCTAGAACTACGCTCTACTCTTCAGGAGCATACTTGTACGAATCAGATATCGGTCATAACGAAGGATGGCGACACCGCGCCAAGTGCAGAGGGATGGACACCGAACTCTGGTATCCACCAAGAGACAAAGACAAATACCAATCAGTAGCACAGGTATCTAAAGCCGTTTGCTACGGTAAAGATGGTTTCCCTGAATGCCCAGTACGTAAAGAGTGCTTACTTTATGCAGACCGCATGGACGAGCAGCACGGTATCTGGGGTGGAATGAGTCATCGTGAGAGAAACTCAGTAAAACGTAAAGCTGCTAAAGAGGGTCTATCTTTTCAAGATTGGGTAGAAACTAAAAAGTCGTGATAGGTTGGGCACATGAAATACAAACCAAGCGGAACACTAAAGAGGTTTATAGACGTGGCTAAAAAAGATACAAGAGTGCTTGGTTCAGTAGAGCGTTTTTTACTGTCTAAACCTAGAGACAAGTCTCGTAGAACAGATGTTCTACACCCATCAGAGATGGCTAGCGGCAACTGGTGTTACCGTGCATCTTACTTTCAACTACTAGGTCAAGAGCCACAGGCTAATCGCAAGATGAGTATGCGGTTGTTATCTGTGTTTGAAGAAGGCCACGCTATTCACGCTAAGTGGCAGCGCTGGTTCCAGCAGATGAATGTTTTATATGGCAAGTGGTATTGCACAGAATGTGAAGAGATGTTCTGGGGCGGGTCTGACTGTCACGATGGGCCCCTTGAGTACCGTGAAGTGCCTTTGTTCTATGAGCCATTGCGTATATCAGGGCATTCAGATGGTTGGTTAGTTGGCTTAGGCGACCCGCTGATGTTAGAGATTAAATCAGTAGGTGTTGGTACCTTGCGTTGGGAAGCCCCAGAGTTATTGATGGATAACGACAATGATATGGATAAGGCGTGGAAGGCTTTAAAGGCCCCATTTCAAAAGCATATAACTCAGGTACAAATCTATATGAAGTTAGCAGAGTTACTTGGGTACGAGAATGTGCCTCAAGAGGCTGTACTTATTTATGAGTGCAAGAGCAACCAAGAAGCCAAAGAGTTTGTAGTACATAAGAGCGACTTTGGAATTACCGAATTATTTGACGCTGCCGAGATGATTTGTAACGCAGTTAGGGATAGAATCCCACCATCATGTAACCTATCGTCAACCGAGTGTTCTAACTGTAAGGGGTATGCAAATGATTAGTATCGTGGCTACTGGTGTAAGCGATGAAGTTATGAAAATCCTTGAGGCCCAAGGAATGCCAGTTCGTCGTAGTTTAGATATTGATGCGCCAATGTTTCCAAGAGATATTACAGTTGTAGACGACCAAGAGTTAATGGTTCTAGCTACTAAGTATATGGAGAACTACAGCTTTATCCGCACACAGGTGGCCTGTGCTGCCCTGGCTGAGATGGAAGCAGAGAATGCCTACAGCACTGCTGAGGCAAAGGCGTTCCTATCTAAAACTAATGGTAAGACGACAGAGAAGGCAACGATGCTAAAGGCTGCGGTTATTACAGACCCAGAGATTGAAGAGCTAGCTAAGGTAAAGATGTATGCCTACGCCTACCGTAAGATGCTAGAGACTACTATGGATAACCTTGAGCGTTACTACAGCCTTACTAGCCGAGAGTTGACACGCCGTACTTCAGCGCTAAGAAACCGATTCTAATGAAGTTCTTTGACGGCGGTTTGCCTAGAGATGTCCCTGTCTACATAGGCATTGACCAGTCATATAGCGGTTTTTCTATAACAGCCCTTAGCGGAGAGTTGTACTCAACATCTGTTTACACCTCCCAACACAGAGGCATAAAGCGTTTAGCTGACATCAAAGAGTATATGGTTACTAACCTAGGTCGTTATCAAATCTTAGATGTGGCTATAGAAGGTTACGCCTTTGGTTCACAGATGGCTAATATGCTTGGGGAACTAGGCGGTATGGTAAAACTAAGCCTATTTGATATGGGTATCTACCCCCTTATAGTCCCGCCCACTACCTTAAAGAAGTATGTAACAGGCAAGGGGACAGGTGTACCAAAGAGCCAAATGCTTTTGCAGGTGTACAAGAAGTGGGGCGCAGAGTTTACAGACGATAACGCAGCAGATTCTTATTCCCTTGCGCGTGTCGTTTCAGGTCAGCATGCGTTGTCCTATGAAAAAGACGTGTACGATAAGCTACAAGACCCAAAATTCAGGGAGAGATAAATGGAAAGTAAAGAAGCTCATGCCATACTAAATCAGTTACGAAGAGCTAAAGAAGAGGTTAAGCGTTTAAGCGCTGAGTACCGCAAAGTATGCGAATGCAATGAAAAAATTCCTGGGGCTAAGTTTGATGAAAAGTCTTTCCAAAAGATTTACAAGACGTGTAAATATCACGAAGTGACGTTCTCCCGACACACAGAAAGGCAGCATCATGCCAGTTTATGATTTTGTATGTATGAAGTGCGACCGCACAGTAGAGATGCATTTTGCATTTGATTCTGTACAGAGGCCTACTTGCTCTGAATGTGGGGAGTTTATGATTAAATCTTATACACCACCAGCGGTACAGTTTAAAGGCGGAGGCTGGGGAGGCCAAGGATGAAATTTGTTAGACGTTCACTAAAAGACGCACTTATTCCTGGTTTAACTAATCTTCCTGTTCTTGTTGCAGATGATGATTTTATTGAGCATCTTTATGAACAAGGGTTTTACAGCATTGAGTTAGAAGAGTTGTACGTTGAATACGCCGATTGGGCAAAAGAAAATGTGGAGGAATAATGCACAACGAACGAAAGATACTTAAAAAGTATTGGCTTTCATATGGTTACGGAAAGCGCCTAGCATTAGGGTTTTCTATTGATAAGTATTCAATTAATATTGATTTTCTATGCTTCTGGGTTGGAGTAGAGTTTTGAGCAAACGTCAAGAAAAGATTGCGGCTAACCAAGCTGAAGCAGACGCATTTGTTAGTGAACGCCGAGGGATTCAATTAGCCATATTTGAACAGAACTTTGAGACAGGCCTCAAGATTTATGAGGCAAACAAAGATAAGCTAACTGAAGAGCAGGCCGCTATGCTTGAGGTAGAGATTGAACGAAACAGGGCCCTAATAGAGAAGTTAAAGAATGAAATCAATAAGGCAACTGAAGCCTGATTACTCAGGCACCATGGAGTACGCCGATGAGGTGTGCCATGACTGCCCACATTGTGAGTCTAACTTATGGACTGTAAAAGCCTCATTTGAGGACTATGAGCTGTCCCAATACATGCTGGATATGGAGTGCGCTATCTGCGGCACCTATGCAAAAGCCCCTACCCCTTTAGACAGACCAATTTAAGCAAAACCTTCATAATTGTTTGCACGGGAACTAACACTATTCGTCAAACGAGGTATATATGTCCGAGCATCAAGAAGAAAACATCCTGCGGGTATCTGCAGGTAGTAATCCCCAGGCTGTAGCGTCAGCTATTGCCCACAGTATTTATGAGTCAAGGTCCTGCAAACTTCGCGCCGTAGGCGCTGGAGCCGTTAATCAGGCTACTAAGGCTATTGCAATCGCACGTGGTTACACCGCACCACGAGGTTTAGACCTAGTGTGCGTCCCAGGATTTTCAACTATTGACAGCCATGATGGGCAGATTTCTGCCATCGTATGGTCTGTAGAAGTTCGCTAATCCTGTTATTCTGTATTAAACCCTTAGGCCAAAGGAAATCAAATGAAAGATTCAACTAAGAACAACAAGCCACTTGCTCCTGCTTCAACAGGGCCAGTAGCTTCTTCAAGCGCAAACATTAAAGTAAAAGCGCCTGAGCGCGGAACACTTGTTAGGAAGACTGGTAATGCAAAGGGAGCTACAGACCCATACGTACAGCAAAAGCCTTCACGCTCTAACGTAATGAGCGCACAAGCTCAAGGTCGCAACGGAGCTGCTTACGGCATTAGAGTAGGTGTAGGAGCTGCACAGGTTGCACCTGAAGCAGGAATGACACAAAGCAACGGTCGTTTAGTTCGTCCAGCAATGAACCGTCAACGTCCATCATTCCAAGAAGGAATGCAAGGATAAATAATTAAGCAATTAAACCCCGTCAGAGATGGCGGGGTTTTTTGTTATGTGCTACTCTTGACGCATCACGTCGCGACGAGGAGACACAGTGTTAGTAGACATACTGCAAAAGCATTTATCAAAACCTCCACTTGTTGAAGGATGCATAGTTGCTAGTTGGGCTGCAGATTTACCTGAAGAAGAGCAGCAAGCTTTAACTGACCTTCAAACAAAAGCAGTTGTTATTGCTGATTTATATAGAGATTTACGCGCAGCTGGCGTTCCATTTAAGTTGACTGCATTCCGTTCACATATGAGAGGTTATTGCGCATGTCCGAAGAAGTAAATAACATACTTAATAAAGCATTGATAAACGCTGATTTAAATAGCATGCAGAATGATGTAAAGCAAAGCAACGTACCGCAAGACTGGAGAGCAAAGTTAGATATTGGCGCTGATGGTGGTTACTTTATTTCTACACCACGCAACGCTAACGAGTTGCCTGACGCAGTAGAGTTATTTAAAGATTTTGATTTAGACCCAGAAGCATGGATAGTTGTAAGTGTGCGAAAGAGCCGTTGGCAACGCTATGACGGTGAATGGCTAGAGGCGGCACGAGTAAATATAAAGCCAGCGGACAGGCAAGTCGGGTCCGATATTGATTACGATAACTTAGTTAAGGAGATTTCAGAGTATGAGCCAAGAAAAGTACAACCTGTCTCAGGCCCTCTATACGCTATCTATGCTATCGGAGACACTCAATACGGCAAGGACGCAGGCGGAGGAACTGAAGAAACAGTTAAACGAGTCCTTAGAGGACTTGACGAAGCTGTCGCAAGGCATGAAGAGTTACTCGCGTCTGGAAGACGAATTGGCACAGTTGTCCTCCCTCAGCTCGGTGATTGTATTGAAGGTAGCACCTCCCAAAACGGAAAAGTAATTGGGCGTAGTGACCTTGGAGTTACACAACAGGTTCGTATTGGGCGCCGTTTACTTATGGCATGGGTTAAAGCGTTTGCTCCATTATGCGATGAGTTGATTATTCCTGTAGTTCCAGGTAACCACGATGAGCCGCATCGCATTATGATGACAGACCCAATTGATTCATGGCAAATAGAGGTAGTTGCAGCGGTTCAAGATGCATGTGAGATGAGCCCAGCATTTGCACATGTTAAGTTTTGC